GTGGGATAGCAAAAGGTTTTAGCATCTTCACCTATATCCATTGTGGAAACTTTATATATCGCCAGTTCATATCTATTATCCATTTCAGATGCTGACAATAAATTCCCAAGCTTTTGTTTATCCTCGATCGTATAATCATTGCTCGATAAGCCTTTTCCCTCGACTTTATCAACCTTATCCGCCAAAGCCGCCGTAACGGCTTTATTCTGCACCGGATTTTCGCTTGTTGCCGACAGTTCACTGTCTACAGTGATTTTCTTTCCGCCGCTCGATACATTGATATTCGGCGTATTATTTTTTACGCTTATTTTAATCTCTGCCATTAATATGCACCCCATTTCACACGGAACTCGCCCGATATTACCGTTGTAACGGTGCCGTCAGGCTCTTGTATTTTTATTTTGTAGATATAATCGCCCTCGCTTAGCTTTTGCCTGTCGCTTTCGGAAAGAGTAATCTCAATCACTCCGCCCGATGCCGCAAAACGCTTATCGATGACGTCCTCCGCCGTTTCGTCCGATTTTATAATAATTTCCGCATTTGTGCCGCTGTCAAAATCACTGTCAGACGAAATAGTCAGTTGAAAACTGTCATTAACCGAGTAGCTTATATCTGTACCGCTTATTATTAACATAGCTTTTCCTCCTTTTTTAAACAAACTGCAAGAGGTTGGTTCTCTCAAAAGTAGAATAATATAGACTTCTAAATTCAAATCCTGTTGCCGTACGGCGCATTCCTAAACCTCCGTCCGTCTGGTCTGACAGGTCAAGGGTTATCCAGTCACTGTCGGGTATATCATGTAAGTAGAGCCTTCCATAATGGTTATAATTATAGATTCTTTTAAAATTAAAATTTTCGGGTATTTCGGGGTAGTCTGTCAGTGTGATTGTACCTGTTGTGCCTGTGTGAGGTATGTCGTTTACCCTAATATCCAAAAATACATTTTCTGTCGATTGTTCATAGCCTGCCGATTTAGACCTTGCCATAGTACGCAAATCGGTAATTGTCGTACCGTCCGAGCTGACCTGTGCCAGTTTCATATACTCAACTCCCGTTTCGGTCGGTATCTCCGCAACGCTCACAAGACTGCACGTACCGTTTGCGCTGTCGTATTTTGCCGCCACATATGCATTTGCAACAGCTGTTATGCTGACAGGTGATGTTATACGCAGTTTGGCACCGTCCGAAAACACTATAATTCCCTTTGCGATATTCACATTGCCGTTTGTCAGTGTCGGCTTGCACTTGTCAAGTGTACGCAGTACTCCCGATGTCACCAAATCGGCGGTTATGGCATTTAATGCGTCCACGCCGAATTTATTACTGCTAAATGCGCTGAACTCGGCATCGCCCAAATCAACAGCGATATTGTTTAAATCGCTTTGTGTAACCGGTTCATTAACTAAAAAAGCCATTTATCATTCCTCCTCATATTTTGTAACGGTCGGTTCTTCGCCGTAGCCGTTTTCTTCCCACATTTTCACACTGTTAATAACCATTTTAAACGTTTTACCGCGGTCCTGCAGACGTACTATGTCGCCGATTTTGTAGTCTGTGCCGTAGTCAAGGTTTTTGGTTGTCAGCGTTATTTCATATTTCTGCCGCAGCTTTGCAAACTCTTTTTTTGCCTCCGTCAGTGTTGTTGCGCTTAAAACGGTATCGCGGTAGGTAACGGTTGCATCAAAATTATACTTAGGCAGGTGATCCCAATGGTTCTCATTTTCGGAATCACAAAACCAGCCGCCGTCTATCTTATTTTTGTTATTGCACGTAATACTAAGGCTTGACACATTCAGATTGTTTTTCGATAATACAAGGTCGTTTTCGGCATGCTTAAAATAATGCATATTGTATTTTTGTGATTTAAAATCTGCAACTACATTATAGCCGCCTTTTATCAGATCAAGTGCGGTTTTGACATACTCATCACCTGCAAGGCGTTTATCAAAATTATACTTGATTTTGTCGGTAATATCAGCATTATTCTTAACTGTAAGCCAACGTATAATGTTATCTGTTGCTGACGGATGATTTAAAATCAACCCTATATTCAGCACTGACCACATAGAACTATTGCCGGTATATTCTTCTGTTCGTGTCGTTATCCTCCGCACAATCCCGTTTAAATGCTCACCGACTGCTCTGTATTCGTCATCATCTCGCAGGAAGCTTGTCAGAATCCCTTGAAATTTGCGCCATATAACGAGTATGCCGTTGTCGATGTTATCCTCTAATATATCTCCCGTCTCGCTGTCAAAAAATATGATGTCCAAACTTCCCGTACCGCAATAATCCTGCTGTGCGATTATGGATTTATACCGAGTTGACGGCAATATCCGCAGGAGGTTAAAATTTAAATCGTAAAAATATATATCTCCGTCCGTCATATCATCACCGCCCCGTAGTTATTATCGACATAGCACACACTTGCAAGTTCATACTCGGTATTTCCTGCCGTTGCCGTTATCTCAATTTCGTTATCGCCGAAATCAAGATACATCTCGCTTAAAAATGTATCATCGGTTATCTTGCCTGTAATGTTGCCGTTGACATCGCTTGTAATCTTGCGGTCTGCTGCGTCAAACGTGATTTTTTCGCCTTGTGCGGGGTTATAGCTTATCGTCATGCTTTTGCCTGTCGTGACGTTTTTTACAACCACACTGCACGATATCCCGCTTGTGGTATTCTGCACCGAGTTATTAACCACCTCGATTGTAGGATATACAACCGTATCACCCTCATTTTTTACTATCGTGGTAGTTTCTTTTACCGTTGCAATACTGCCGACATCTAAATCTATCGCCTGTTTTCCGTCAAGTACGGCATTCGGGAACATATCTGTACGCTTGGCAACGGGATAACGTTTCGGTGAGAGGGAGTGAAAATACGGATCCGCACAGTAAAACTGCAGTACAATCTTTTGCAGACGGTGATATATAATGCTCTCAATCTCGGTTTGGTTAATGCATATAGCCGATATTTTGCGCCGTATACTGCCGATGAAAAAGCGCATTTCCAAAGGCTGTGCCAATATTCGGTAGAGCTTATATACATCGTCCTCAACGCCGTAAAAATCAAACGACATGGTGATTGTACGCGATTTGTCGCGCATATGCTTTATGTAATCTCCTGCACCGCCCTCGAAAGCCTCTGTTTCAAGATCCTTTTCCGGGGGAGATAATCCCTCAATCTCCAGTAAGCGCGCGGTGGGGTGATTGCCCCCACCGATTTCAAACGTGCCGCGCTTATTTGTCAATACCAATCTCACATTTTATCCCTCCTAATTCATATCCCTGTAGTCCTGTTCGCGCTGGATCGCGTCCATCTGTCCTTTTGCGCTCTCATCTTTGGCAGTTATGTTGTAGTTGTTATTCGTCACAACCGTAACATCACCGCTTGTCGGTTTCCCGTCAGCAACAAAGCTTGGCAGATATTTCACCAATGCCGAGGCAACACTGCTGTTCATCTTTTCTTTGATAGTCTTTAACTGCTCTTCAAATCCTTCGCCGAAACGCTTAACACTGGTCTTGCCGAGCTCAAAAAAGGTGTCGGGTACTTCAAATCCCGCGTCCTTTAACTGCTGTGCGATTTCGGCAGCGGTGTCTTTGGCTGTCTGCACGGCATCGTCGGCATACATATCTTCCGAGCCTTTATTTGCAAGATCGAAATAACTTTTATAGTCCTCGATGTACTTCTTCAGCTCGTCATCGTCCATGTTTTGAAGAACCTGCATAAACTGCATACCCTCATCACGTGACATATTTCGTATGTCGTCCAACAGCTCGGTCGGCATATCAACGCGGTTTTTCAGATTGTTAAAGGTATCAAAATAATTTTGTAGTTTTTGTTTTTCGAAGCTCCAGTTTGTTGCAACATTAAGTTTGACAGCTTCACCGCCGATTTTTAAACCCGGCTCATATGTCTGATACAGAGAAACGGAATCGTATAGCTTATCACGCATGGATTTTTGTTTGTCCAAAACAGCATCAAGCTTTTCTGAAATTACACTTGAAAAATCAAGATTTTCGATTACGGTTTTATTAAAATCTTCCCATTCATCAGTGCCTTTTTCAAACCAGCGGTCGCGGTAACGTGTCATAGAATCATAATATTCTTTTGCACTGATAAGCCCTTTGGAATACAGCCATTCGATCCGATCTTGTTCTTTTTGGCGTGCTTTGTCACGCTCTTCTATTTCGTGATCGTAGTACGCACTTATTTTGGAACGGTATTCTTCACGATCGCGGTCACGGTTGGGATCGTAGTACATTTCGGTGAGCCGTTTATATTCCTCCCAATATTGTGATTCGGTGATATATCCCATCTTGCGCCAAAACTCAATATTGTTAAAGCTTTTTTCGCGCTGATCCAGATAATTCTGTTCTTCCAAGTCGCGGCGTGCTTTTTCAATTTCACGCTGCTTATCCTTATCGCCTTTGTAGTATTTGTTATAGATAGCTTCTTTGCCGTTTATATACTGCTCGTCGGAGATAAGTTCCATGTCATGCTGATGTTGGAGAGCGTTTAATTCCTCTTCAATCTGCTTTTTGCGCCGATCCTCCGCTTCTTTTTGAGCCTTTTCGGCGGCTTGCTGTGCCGCTTTGGCATTATCCTCGGCTGTTTTTTTTGCCTCATTTGCAACGGTCTGATTATTGTTTACAATGGTTTTTGTTGCGTCCCACCATTGCTGTGTATACTTCTTGACATAGTTGTCACGCCAATAGGTGACACTCTTCGTATAATCCTCCAAACTTATAGCGCCTAAGGAGAGGCTTAAGTCCATCTCTTTTTTCATCTTTTCGACGTCGGCGGATAGCTTGTAATTTGAATCTACTATCTGTATATCAAGCGTGCCGGCAGATGTTAAGCCTATTCCGAGAGCTTGCCCTGCGGCTGCGGAGAGTGCTGCAATTGCGGTTGACGCCAATCCGCCCGCAGCGGACGCGACAGCCGATTCACCCGAGGATATACCGGCGGCAAAATTTGACGCAAGTTGTGAGCCTATTCCCATAGCCTCACTTGCTGCACTGCTCAGTTGATTTGTGCTGTCGTATGCCATATCGCCTGATACAGATACCGCCTCGGATTGACTGCCATTTATGCCGTCGGTAAACCCGTCAACAAAATCTTGCCCCGATTTTTCCGTTTCGCCGTCAAAGCTGTCGTTAAAACCGTCTATGGCATTTTCACCAAGCTTTTCACCTGCTTTTTTGATCTTGCCCTGACCTGAAAGGAGTGCATCTTCTAAGCCACCTGAGACATCACCGAACCGCAAGTCGATTGATATTGACGACATCGCGGTATTGCCGGAATAATTGTTCAGACCGCCTGCAAAGCCCGGTATCTTTACATTGGCACTGTTTAGCATTCGTTTGCTTTGTGCCGCCGTGTATACGGTATCGCCCTGATTCAGGTAAGTAAGAGCAGATGTGCCGCTGTCAACATATCTGAATGAGCCGTCTTTGGATTTTATCAGCTCGCGCCCTTTTTCGTTTACCACTGCCAAACCGCGCGGCGCGTTTTTTACGCCTGTGGCATAGCCTTTTTTCGCATTGCCTGTTGTAACAGTATTTACCGTTACAGTTATTGTTTTATTGCTTGGTAAATTACTTAAACTGGTGGCGAGATTATCGGTTTTACCTTTTGCATTTAATACTGCAAGCTTTAAATCATTGATACGTTGCTTGACATTTTCGACCGTTAAAGATTCTGTGTCGATGTCAGGAAAGGCTTTTGCAAGATTTTTAATACTTTCTTTTGTTAAACTGCCCTGTTTTTCCAAATCATCCTGTGCATTATTAAGGATTTTAAACTTTTCGCCGACATTTTCAAGCATACTTCCTATAGGGGTTGCAAAGGTTGTAAGCTGCCCGATTAAATTATTGCCGTATTTGTCAGCTGCCTCAAGACCGGAATCGCCGATTACATCCTCATATGCTTTGAGTTTATCGACGAACGGCTCTAATGATACATCAGCGCCGTACATAACCCCGTCAAAACCTGTAATATAACCGCCTGCATTTACTCCGCCCGCGTCCTCGTATTCCGATTTTTTATCAAGCGCAGTCTGTATAGCGTTGTCCAAAGCGGTTTTTGTGGATTCACTCGGCTTGTTCTGGAAATTTTGTAAGGCAATCTCTACGCCTGTTAAGGCGTCTGTATACGCATAACCCAACTGCCCCAAAGCTTCTTTTGAGCCTTCGACGAACTTCTGCGCTGAGATATTCGGATCACTTAATTTCATTCCCAAATCATCAAGAGCAGAGATAACCCCGTCATAATTCTGATTGTTAAAATCAGTCATGGCATCCTCGTAGCCTGTGATTGTAGATTCTATATTTTCGACCTTTGCTCTTGCGTTGTCAACAGCGTCAAATGCATCTTTATTTTTTTGCTCAAATCTTGACAATGTTGCTTCCGTGTTTTCCAAAGTGCGTGAATATGCGATCAGAGCCTCGTAAGCTTGGTCTTTGTTGACACCTTCTGAGTTCAACCACTTGCTATAAGCCTCATTATAGTTATCCTGCGCGATTTTTACCTCTTCTGTAAGCCTTTTTTGTTCCTTTAAGGCATCAGCCGCAAGCAGTTCGGCATCTGTCAAATCCTTTCGAGCTGCTATTTTGCTTTTCATAGCCTCGGTATAGTCCTCTTCATATGCCGATAAATATGCCTCGGCTTTCTTTGCCTCTATGGTTTGATATACACTGTCGCGCAATTCGTCATAGCTCTCAATCAGGTTGCCGTTCATGCCGTATTCCGTGCCGAGTGCGTCGTTCAGTTCGCCCAGAATAAACTGCGCTCTGCCTCTATTGGCGTCGCTGACTTCGCCGTTTGCGTCTGCAAGGCTGAACAATTCGTCCGCCAGATTTTTAGCATTGTCAAATTCCGCTTTAGATGCCATGATACTGTCGGCAAAAGCCTGTTTCCTGTCGTTCATGGCATCTATATCTTCCTGCAAGCTCTGCGCGTGTTCCTCAACCGCCTCACGGTGCGCTTTTTCTGCCTCGGTTTCTTTTGTAATTGCCTTGTATGCCAAAATCGCCGCTCCTGCCACTGCGGTAAGCCCCGCAACAACTAATCCTGCCATACTGGCTTTTTCGGCAGCGTTATGCGCAATTTGTGCCGCTGTTGCAAGATTTATTTGACGTGTCAAGACACCAAAAGCCAAACCGAGCGGTGTAATAGTTAATGTTTCCGCTGCATTGGATGCAGCAGATGCTTTACTGACCAAGGTATAAGTTGCTGTTACAGCGCTAAGTGCCTGCAATTTGCCTGATATAGCTGTTACTACAGTATAGCCTTTAATAACCGCAAGAGCAGTACCGCCCACGACCGCCAAAGTTTCAAAATGTTCGCCGACAAAGCCTAATGTACTTATCAACGGAGGCAGTGCTACATTTGCAAGGTTAATTACAAGGCTTACGGTATTACCCAATAAATTCCCTATATTTGCCAGTGCGCCCGATAAATCGCCGCCCGAGAGTGAACGTGTAAGCTCGGAAATCTTGCTTGCACCCTCGTCAACTGCGTTCTTTAACGGCTCTTGTATACCGTCATAAAATGCGATTGCAAGTCCTTCGGCGGCAGAGCCTAATAATGTCAGCTTGCCTTTGAGGTTGTCGTTCATGGTTTCTGCCATTTGAGCCGCCGCGCCGTCACAGTCTTTCAAATATCCGCTCAGCTCGTTCCAGCGTTCGCCTGAATTTTTCAAAAGCGCTGTCCCTGCCGCAATGGTACGTGTGTCGAATATTTGACTCATTGCGTCTATCCTGTCTGCTTCGGACAGTTTTGAAAGGCTTTTGTTGAGATCTTGCAAAACGTCTTGCGCTGAACGAAGATTCCCTTTTGCATCTGATGTTTTAACGCCCAATGCCTTCATAGCTTTCGCAGCGCTGGAAGTCGGTGTATAAAGATTTTTAAGGGCGTTTCTCAATGCTGTTCCGCCCTCGGCTCCTTTTATACCGTTATCTGCCAATATGCCGAGTGCTGTGTTCATTTGCACTGTGTCCATTCCTGCAAGCTTTGCCTGACCGCCTGCAATCAATACCGCCTCGCCCAATTGCTGAACGCTTGTATTTGATTTTGACGCCGCCATAGCAAGCTGGTCGGAGAAATTATCCATATCCTTTATACCTAACCCCATAACAGCCATACTGTCGGTCAAAAGGTCGGAGGCATACGCTAAATCCATACCGCCTGCCGCCGCAAGGTTCAATACCTTAGGTAATGCTTCAACCGATTCCTCGGCGCTGTAGCCTGCCAATGACAGATATTCCAAAGCGTTTGCGGCTTGTGTTGCGGAATATTTCGTTTCTTCGCCCATTTTTCTGGCAGCAGAGGATAACATCTCATATTCGTCCGCCGTTGCCATTGATATAGCCGAAACCGATGACATAGCCTCCTCAAAATCAGAACCCATTTTTAAAGACGCACCGATTCCCGCAACAAGTCCTGTACCCACGGCTTTAGCCGCTTTAGATGCGCCGTCCTTTATTTTTTTAAAGGATTCGTCAAAATCCTTGCTTGCCGAGGTCGCTGACTTTTTAGCGCTGTTCTTTATTTCGTCAAAATCCTGTTTGACTTCTTTACCGGCACTGTCTGCGGAATTTTCAATTTTTTCGGCAGCTTTTTTACCTTCTGTTCCTACGTTTTCAAGGCTTTTCTTTACTGCATTACTTCCGCTTTCACCGGAACTTTTAATTTCAGCCCATGCTTTTTTCATGGCTTCTGATTGTGACATACCTTGTTTTCTAAATTCTGCCGCCAATGTAGATGCCGCCGATTTTGATGACTTTTCTATCTTTTTCATTCCCGACTCAAAGTCTTTGGTATCAATCTTGGTATCAAAAAGCAAAGAGCCGTCAGTTTGTGCCATATATATCACCTGCCTTTAATTTTTTGCACAAAAAAACCACGTCTTTTAAAAAAACGTGGTTCTGCTGTATTAAATTTTTGTTGACAAAATAGGTTATAGGTGATATAATAAAAACACATTAAGAGTGATTGCCGGTGCAGTGGCGGTCATTCCTATGTGTTTTTTGAGAACGTAGAAAATGCCGCTTACCGCTTAGCCGAGCGGTTTTTTTCTTTTAATTACTTATGTTTAATCAAAAGAACGATGTAAAAAGTAAATATAACAATAATTGTCACATATTCCATTTCAGCATCGCCCCCTTTCGGGGAACAACCTTATCACTCTTAATGCTTTTTATATTATACCACACCATGTCATATTTTGTCAATATGTCACATCAGCTTGCTCAGCTCATCGGACATATCCCTGTCGATTTCCTCCTGTGTGCGGTTGTCGGGGAGTGCATACAAGTCTTTCATGCGCCGGTAGAAATGGCGCATTTTCTTGTTTTCTTCCTTGTTCAAATCATACGCACGGTATTCCATTATCTTTGATATTCTGTGCTCTTCGTTAAGATTGGCAAAGAGCGTCGTGAACTTGTGCCAGTGCATATCGCACTCGGAAAGGTCAATGCCGTACTGTGCCAAAAACGCAGCGTAAATATAGTCAAAGTCGTAGTAATAACTGTAGCTCCTGACCGCCTTTTCGCCTGTTCCTTTCGTCTTTTTTTCGCTTTTTTGAGTACCGATATAAAAATCGAATAACCCTGTCATAAGCTCCGAAATATCCTCCGGGAGCGATTTTGTGTCCATAACGGCGCATATAAGAGGTACAATCTTTTTCGTGAAATCAACAGGCTCATCAAGTATATGCTCAAATTCAATCCACGCCCGAAAGCTTGTCTTTACGGGATATTTTTTGCCCGATACTTCAATGCTGTCCGGGAGGGGATATAACATTGTATTCATCAGTTCATGCGCTTGGAGTTAAAGGGATTCTGGCGCAGTACGTTATATTTATCGCCTTTTTGACGTTCGAAATCCTCCGCAACGGCGCTTATGTAGACAACCAAGTCCATAACGTCATGTACAGATATTGCTTTATCTGCAAAAATTATGCCGATTTCACCCTTGCCGAGTACGTTTTCAAGGTCTGCAACAACTGCCGTAATGATGTTTTTAACATCTTTTTCGGTTGCCTCACCCATAACAAGCTTATCATTAAATTCAATCAGTTTTTTTCTTGCCGCGTTTACGTTTACTTCCGCCATAACGGGATCTATTTCATATATTTTGTTTCCTGCCTCGATTTGTATGGTATTTTTTAATATTTCAAACATGATATTTTCGTCCTTTCAGAATTTTATTTCAAAAATACGGCAAGGAGGGGAAGCCCCTCCCGATTGCCTTTAGTCTGCTTTAATTGTGCAGGTTTTCCAGCCGTCTGTGCTTTCAACGACTATGTTTTCAAAATCGCCGTTTGCTTTCATTGTACCCGAATAGGTGTATGCGTCTGTGCTGTCACCCTCACTGTCGGGAATGATTGAAAAGTTACGCGAAACGGCATTAAAGGAAGAGCCGCCCGATGTTGACGGTGACGAAAGGTCAACGACTACTATCTTTCTGATTGCTCCGTCAAAGGTAAGTTCACCGTCTGAAATTGCAACGATTTCTTTGTGTACGGCATCGTCCGAAAATCTGTCAAATGCATATGATATAGACGGTGCATAGCCTGTCACATCACTTCTTTCGGCGTTTTCATCAACGTAACGTCTGGAATATTCAACAGGATTTTTGGAAACCGAAAGCTCTGTAAAACCTCTCATTCTGGTGAGTGTTTTCGAGTCCGATTCTCCTATCTCCATAAATGCCACTTTGTCACTTCTGTTTAAAATTTTATCCATTTAAAATCTCTCCTTTTTAATAAAATATTTTCTCTCTTACATATGTTAATTTCAACTGCATCTGAAAGCGTGCAGTCTTGGCATCACTGCCGATAAGATACGCGCTTGACTGTACCTCAATACGTGTTGCGGTATCGTTTCCCGAAAGTTTCGGGAGATTTCCGCGGTCGTTTTGTTCTTCGATCCAGTTTTGCATATCCTCGAAAAACTTTGCGACATTTTCGTTGTTTACAATGTTCGCATCGTAATCTTCACGACTTGCGAATATAAAAATAAACTGCCTGAGCGAGCCGCCGTCCGAGTATCTTTTAACTTCGGGTATGCAGGGGACATTGTCAAGCGTATACTTGACTTTTGCGCCCTCCAGATAGTTCACATTAATGATACCCTTTTTGGAAATCAGCGGACACGTCTTTAAAAATTCTCTTATTGCCGCAATCAAATGTTATCCCTCCTTTTTTACTTGGCATCGGCACCGGCTTCACTCGCCGCACCGCTTAAAATATCACGCAGATGATCCGCTTTCATACGCTCAAACCATCGTTTGCCGCGCATACCGCCGCCGCGGTATTTAAGAGCATGACCGTTTTTCGATACGCCGTAATACTGGTACTTTGCATACGGTGTAACATATCTGACTTTACCACTGCCGATATTTGTATGTGTAATACCGCTGTCAATCAGCATACCTGTGTCTTTCGGAACATACGGATCACAAAAACGCAGTACGGCATTATCTACATACTGCTGTACCCGTCCGCCGCTCTCCAATCCGCGCTTTTGTAGGATTTCACCTGTGGTATTTATCTTAAATTCAAAATTCATTGACATACTACTCACACACAACCCTCCAATGCTTGTTTATTCCGCGGCGGTTATCCGATACCGCCATTACTTTCAGATCCGTCCCCGCGTCGGGTGCGGTATCCGTGTGCTTGCCGACACGTATGTAATCACCGACAAAAATCTTGACATCATGCGTTGTTGGAATCCGTATGCTGTAGCTTGTTTGATGATAGAATCCGTCAACATCGTCATGCAGCATCTTGTCCGAGCCGTAAAAGCTGACTTGGGGGAAATACTGCCTTGTATACCCCTCCAAATCGTCCCGAATATGCCATACCGTTATACTTTTGTTTGTAAGCATATCAAAACCCCCTATACAGTAAATCCGTGTTTGAAAGATAGGTTTTGACAATATCCGAAAGCTTTGCACCGGTACGGCTGTTGTCGGTATAGCTTACCGAATAACCGTCGTTATTCTCGGAGGAAATACCCTCATGCGCAGTATCGGTTTGTAATTGCTCGGCAACGGCGCATACGCAAAAGCGGACATTATCGTCCGCTTCGCATATTCTGCCGAAAGTGAGGCGGTTTAATACGGCGGCGGCTTTTTGCTCATAATGCAAAAACTCATTGTCGGTCAACAGCGGTTCGCGCCCGTTACAATACGTTGAATGATAAAATTCAAGGTCTGCATACATAATACCACCGCCTTCAAATTACTTGCCGAACTTTGCAAGCACAATCTTTGACGCATTTGTCAAGCCTACACCGTAGTATTTTGCGGTTGTAATCTCGTGCGTCTGTGTTCTCGGTTTCCATTCGGCGTCGGTCTGCGTGTCCTTTTTGAGGAATATCGTCAGTGCCGGTGCTTCTGTTTCGGTGTACTCTGTTTCGCTGCTGTCCGGTTCAAGCTTGATAATCGGGCAGATGTAGCAAGCTGAAGCCGCAGATACACCCTGTGTTGTAGTTGTAACAGCAATTGTTCCCGATGCAGATGTAATGGAAACTTTCGGCTCGCCTGTGCCTTCCTTGCCCGATTTCTCGGTTAAGGTTACAACTCCGCCCGATGATGTTGCCGAATAGTCTGCGTTAGATGCAAAAGCGGTCTTAACGGCAGTTGCCGCAGCAGTAGCGGACGCGCCCGATGTGGTGTCCAAAGTAACATCGACACCTGCAACGGTAATCTTATCGCCGCTTGCAACGGTCCCACCGATTGTAACCTTGTATACGCCTGCAACGGCAGTCACTTCACCGCTTTCTTTTACCTTTGAGGATTTCTTTATCCAACACCCTGCAATCTTGCCGATTGCACCGTTTACCGCAACACCTGCCTGGAATTTATCGGCAGAGAGGAAATCGTCATCTTTTAAAAGTGACGCCTCCTGTCTCGGGTGGATAAACATTACCTTTTCCACACCGTCCTCTTCGTCCTCAAACTTTGTTACGGCGTCAACGATAGCGTCATAGCCGATAGGTGCGCTTGATTTGTTTACTACCATAGGCGCAGTGTAGGCGGTTTCCAAAATGTCTGTATCAACCTTGCCGGCGATAGCCTTTGCAAGCTGGCTTGTAGCTTGTCCTATCGGATCGCCGTAGCCGCTGTTTACCGACTCTTCGGTAAGTCCGATAGCCTTCATAGCCTTTTTGATTGTAAATTCAGATGTCGTTGTAGACATATCCGAAAGCGCAACCTCCGCACCCTCTGCAACGTCTACCGCGTCACCCACATAATTCCAGCACGGATATTTAACCGTGTCGCCCGCAACACCCTGCAAGCTGTTGTCTACCTTGGCATAGGGTGTGATTTTAAGCTGTGCCGCGATTTTCGCGTCAATCATATCCCCCATAACCTCGGGGACTACCATTCTGTTTTTCTCTGTCATGTTAATCAATCTCCTTTTAATTCATTATACAGTTCGGGACTTTCCGAATATATCTTCATGCGGTCGCCGTACCCCATTTTGGCGAACTGTTCTTTTGTTATTTCGCCGTTTGCCGGGGTTTTTGTTTCCTTTGTAAACTTTGGCGGCGGCGTTTGGGATTCAAACAGATAGTCGTTGTCCTTTCTGATTTGCTCTATCTGCTCATCTAACCCCGAAAGCTCGTCATTTTCAAAGCTTATCTTGTCCATATCCAAAAGTCCCTTTAAGATTTTTGTGTTCTTTGCACCTGCACCCGACAGCGCTTTTTCGAGTGCCGATTCCATTTTGAACTGCGCAAATTCTTTCTGCGCGTCTTTCTTGCCGCGGTCATACTCATCTGTTTTTAACTTGTCAACGTCTATATTTTCAAACTCAGAAAGCTTTTCTTGCTTGGCTTTTATGATACCGTCCTTTACGGCGATATCATCTTTCAGGTTTTTGTTCTCAATCTGCAAGGCTTGTCGGTCGGCTTTTAGAGTCTCGACTTCCTTGCCCCATTCTTTCTGAACCTCTGCAATAGCATTGCTGTCAAGTCCCAGATTCTTTAAAAATTCCACTTCCATGTTTATATTCTCCTTTTTCGTATTAAGATTTTTTTAGGTGGAGTTCTGCCCACCCCGAAAATGACTGTTTTAGGTCTTATCATCTGACCAATAAAAAAGCGTATATGTAAAAACATAAACGCTAAGGTGGCAAACCGCCTATTCTCATTCCCAAATCCTCCTTTTTTCTATGCTAATCAAAAATAACAACCTGAATTTGTGTATAAAAAAAGAACAGCGTAAAACGGTTCTTGATTTATTGAATTGTAGATACGTCAATTTTTCCGCTCATTAAATCGGGAAGTAATGCGTCCCTAAGCTCTGCCAAGTATTGGTTTTGCATAGTATTTAGCAATGCAATTTGATTTTTCCAAATCATTAGAAAATGTAGCAGTATATCAGGCATTAATTCTTTATCATTACACTTGAACATAAATTCATTCTTATTTTTAGTAAATTGAATATAATCTTCCACTTCAACATTAATTCCTATCGCTTTCATTCTCTCTTGTATTTGTGCTGAATTTTCCTTGCTCTCCTTGTATATTTCTTTATCAAATCCTAACTGCTTGGCAATGGTTTCATTTATAACTAATTTGCAAGCGTTTTGCATACGGCTTATATAATTTATATTATCTGCAATTTCTTGAAAATCTCGGTGTGTTTGTTCCCGTTCCTCAAACTCTATATATTTTGACGGTACTAAAAAATAATTATTTTGTGATATGATTTCATTTGGAATGGTTGCTGAAAATTCCGGTTGACTTTGGGGAGCGTTTAATATTTTATTTATGTTTTCATCAGATAAAATATTAAATGTTTTTTTGTATGTTCTGTTTGTGTGGCTTGTACCCCCGTATTGTCCGTTTTGTTCTCGTTCCTCTGTTATACAATTCTTTCTGCTGTCAATAAATTTAATAAATCCTTTATTTTGTTTATGCTTATTTATAACTAATATGCACGTAGAAATGCTTGTAATTTCAAACATTTTTTCAGGCATAACTGCAACCGTTTCTATCAAATCTTTATCTACAAAATATTTTCTTATTTCTTCTTCTGTTCTTTCGCTCAATATCCCGTTTGGTAAAATCATCACCGCCCTATCTGCTCGTGACAGACAATTAAATACAAACGCCCAGTTTGCATTACCGGCAGGCGGGATTACCGGAAACATATTATTATTTTCCGATTGCATCGGCAATTTCCATTTAATGTTATAGGGTGGGTTGCTTATCGCAACATCGCACCTTTGCTTTTCTGCACTTTCTAATTCAGAAAAATCCAAGCATTCAGTAACAAAACTATATTTTTCTCCTTTTTTTAACTTATATGCCTTTTTCTTTTCTCTTGTCAGTACATCGCAGTTTACAACATATCCGTTCGCATTAACCAATGCTAAATTAAACAATAAAAAAGGAATTACATTTTCATCTAATTCCTCGACATAAATGTTTTTTATATTATGATTTCTTATCATTTCAAGTGTCAGTGCTCCGCTTCCGCCGCAACAATCATAAACAGAGTAGCTTTCTCCTGCAAAAGCCGAAACAAGCTTACAAAGACTTTTAGGTGTGTAATCTTGTTTCTTTTCTGTTCTGTCTGCCTCATAATATTGCCATAACGATTGCAGCCAATCTTTTTTATCACTTAATATGTGTTTAAACTGCTCATATACGGTTGAGTTATTCTCAATTACGGTTTTCAGCAGTTTATTTCCTATTTCAGATGTGTTTTTACAGTCTAATATCTCAAATACTTTATTCTTAAATTCTAACAGTTCCATCTTTTGCTCCGTTTCTTGTAACAAAAAAAGCACTTACTTTCGTAAATGCTTGATTTATTTAGTTTTAAAATTTTTGCATTAAAAAAGCACCTAAACGGTGCCGTATATTATGATTTCCTCCTGCATGAACCGAACCGCCAGCAGGCGCATTGTTTCCCTTTGCACTCAGTCGGCGTTTGCGATTCCTGTAAAGCGTGGGTTTCGGTTGTCATTTTGCCGTCCTCGCTGTATTCGTAATCGTATTGATTTATCTGCGTAACTTTTAAATTAAACGGGCAATATTTCATCGTTCTGCTCCTTTCGGGTATAAAAATACCGCCACTGACAGGCGGTATCAATATTCATGGTATTTGCAGTTTTTACAAATCTCTTTCCAGTTTTCTTTTTGCTTGTATTGGTCGGGAATACTTTCATCTCTCGTGTCGCGATTTTCCATGCAATCAACCGGAGTGATTTTTTCATCTACAAGAGGACACAGTATTTTATTTTCCATATTTTTTTAACACCTCCAACGCATCAATCACTTCTTTTTTAAATTCATCTTTCTTAAATGAGGTCCGAATATTTTTATCTTTAAGTCCTACATATGTTGCACCGTTCGTTCCATAATAATTTTTATATTCACCATTCCAACGAATTGCAATAAACTTCGATTCTCTGTTGTGTATTACACTGTTATCAAACAGTGCATCTATCCAATTGTTTGATTTTTGGTGAAAGAATTTCTTTTATATCCTTATTTTTATTTTCTATCCAAATGGCATCGACTTCCGGCTCATTATCCTTTGCCGGTATATACGAAATACACGTTCCAACAATAACGGAATTATCTGTTAACGTAACTTTGTAGATTCTTCCAACCATATGCTCACTGAAATTAATCACTAAATATCACCTCGCGATTTTAATATTTTCTTTTCCATTGATTTTATATCTTTTATAAGTGATGTTTTACTTGCTTTTTGAGCAAGTAATAAATTAATTCTATCCTCTTTTTCTGCTGCCGTTAATTTTCCCAACCAGCGTGTACATTCCGGAGTGTCATAATACTCCATAGCCATTTTCCGTGCATATGTTTTTAATTCATGAATGGTCTTTGTTCTGAGTTGAGTGTGAGTAGGAACTAAATGCTGCCCATTCTTAGATGAATGAATATGTGCAGTGTCTGTCAAGGTTTTGAATCCTCGTTTGGTATTTATATTTACACCTATTATATTGTCGGCAACGATTTGCTCTTTGTTTCCTACCTTTTTACCTGTACCCGACTTGTTTTTTATTATATTCTCGATTTCTTTATTTGAAACCGTAACATAACTTTTTCCTGCAATGTAATTATTGCTACCGCGAATATGTTTATCTTGCTTGCCTTGATGCACCTTTATTATACCACCGTTATCTTTGCCTGTCAATCCCTTTTTATTCGCCCAAACCGCTTTAGAGCTTGTACTTCTGCCGAAGTTCAGTATGCCGTTTTCGGTTTTTGCCGCAAATGCCTGCTCGCGGAATCTGTCGCGCCTGAGGTCGGTTTGCTTGCAGAAATCGCGCAGGGTTGCCTCCTGCCGTTTTAGTTTCATGCTCGATACGGTGAACTGTTTTTTTAAGCTTTCCGTTACTTTCGGATCCTTTGAGGTTTTTATCCCTTCATCAAGCATAACAAGCTCCTGCTTGGTTTTCCGTATACCGCGCTCAAATCTGCGCTGCATATCCTTACCCTCTGAAACGAGCATTTCCTTGCCGTTGTATGTAACTTTCTGATTTGCCAATTCTTTTAAGTATTCATCGGTGTATGTGCGCTTGTCGCCCTCAAAGAACATATACCAGTTATGGCGGCAGTTTGGGCCCATGAATCCGTCAACGGCACCGTAGCCTATATCGTCAAGGGTGAGATAACCCTTTTGTCCCGAAAGGCTCACAATCTGCCCTTGCCACTCCGCGTGTGACGGTCGGGCATCGTAATGTGCGCTAAGCTCCATTAAATCCGAACCAATCTCATCGGCACGCATTTTTTGAAGTGTTCCGGCTGTCTGATTCACGCCCGTTAAAACCGAACGCCGAACCGCAACGTCCATTGAACTGACCCAGCCGCTGGGATAGAGAACTTTAACGCCCTGCTGTGCGGCGGAAATAATGGCGCTCTTAATTGCCTCCTGATACGAAAATGCGCCGCTTGCCACCTGCATATGCGCAAGGTCACAAGCTGTCAGATACATATTTTGCGTTGTGATTGCCGTGGTTTTGGTAAGGTTTACTGCCTCGGTCGTAGTCTTTTTGAGTGCTGCGTCTATAATTTGGTGCATTTCGGGAGATATGTTTTTGATTATCTGCGGTTCATATCCGTTTTTGATAAGGATTTCATCGTCATAGTCGAATACATCTGTCTGCATATCCTCAAAATCGGCGCAAATTTCACTCTCAAGCCTGCCTGTGTACTCAGCGACTGCCTTTGTTATGTCCTTGTAAATCATGCCGCACTCTTGCAAACGCTCTGTCTGCCATGACGCAGTGTCGGTTACTCCTGCTTTTACAATCCTGCGTGCAATATCTCTTAATATGCTCTCGGTCAATTCTTTGTGGACTTTGAGCATATCGAGCTTGTATTCAAGATATTCGGGCGTTATCATACTTCGGGCACTCCTTCATTTTTTGCCGCGTTTGCCTTTGCCGTTTTTTCATCTTCGCCGAAATACCACATACGAAATTCCCATGCTTGCATTATCCCGGCTGAAACAAGCTGCATTTTCTCGGTAAATTCCACGCGCCTGTCCGCTACAATGCTGTCATCAAACTCGAATGAGATGTCATATTCACCCTGCGGCGCTAAAGAGTAGAGCGTTGCAAGTACGTCCATTGCATATATAAGGTCGGATAAAGCTGTTTTCAGTGCGTTTTGTATATCGCATACGTGTACATAACTGCGCTCTTTCGATGAGCGTATTTCCTCGGCTGTTTTGTCGGCATAGTTGACGTCCGAAAGTGTGCCGTAAGCAAGCCCGACGTTAAACTCAATCTTGCGGAGTATTGTATTCAACCCCGAAATTATGTTTTCTTCGCGAAGTGTCGGTGTCCAGTCCTCGAACAGTGATTCGTCTGCATTAAGCATACGGTATAAACGCTTGTTCGGTATTTCATATTTGCCTGTCGTGCTGTCTCTTTTGAGCGCCATATCATCAACGTATAACGCACGCTCGCCGCTCTCAAACTCCCATAAGAGCCGTGAAAACTGTATGTCGGCTTGCTTTATCAGCTCGATTGCCTTGGCATATACCGATACACCGATGTGTGACGCACCGTCAATCGGGTTTGCCATAGGCATTTTGAAATATGCAAATAAAGGCTTGTCTACTCCGTCAATAGAAGTGGTAGGAGAGAGATCCGCCCATTCTTCGACCTCTGTCAAAGATGTGCGCTTTCCTATATCGCTTTCCGATGTGCTGACGTATACGCGGTTATCTATCACATATTTGCTTTTCTCAAAGCGGTGGTATTCAAGGCGTGTGTAAATCTTGTTGCCCTTGTATTTCTTGTCCATGAAAACAGCCCCGGTAATATCTCCGGAGCTGTTAAAACAGGTAGGAATAAAGCTGTCGGCTTGTACATAGTCCACGTTTATGTCCTTACCCGATATGTATGGTTTTAAGATGATACCGCCCTTTGCACAGGCGTATTCGGTAACGTTTCTAAGGTCGGGGAGTATACGAATATACTGTTCATTCAGAAAATCCGCCCGTATACTGCCCGAAATCTCCGACTTCATCTCGACTGTCACAAGCCTTGCAAGCTCCGTTGCAATCGATGACGGCAGATTAAGGCTCTTTGTGTCCTCATCAAGCCAGTCGGCATGGTTTTTGTATAGCTTTGTCCATAGTGCTATGGCATAGTTCATCTTATCCGATATTGCTATATCGGTGTTTAATATTTTCTTTAAATCATCTTTGCGTATCGTTCTGATCACCCTCTTTAAAAAATCAATTATCATTTAATCAAACCTTCTTCTCAAAATCGTATTGCAGAAATACCGCATATCGTCCATTGCGTGGTCGTTTTCTTTGATAACCTTGTCGGTCGTACTCTTATCGTCCCAACTGTATATTTGCAGTTCGCGTATACAATCGGCGCATGAAGAATGTATTTTGAGTTTGCCCGAGCCTATGAGCGAACCTGTTAAGCGTATGCCGTCCAATACATCGTTGTTTGCCTTTTTAACGTTAAATCTACCATGCCTGCGGATAAGAGTAATAAAACTTGCCGCCGAAGGATCAACAACAATGCACTCGATATTTGTATCTCCTGCCAATGCTTCAAGCTGTGCGTAGTATTCATCGTCTGTAAGCTGTCGGCGCTGTTCTCGGGAATTGAAATAATACTCTCTTATCCGAACAGCTGTTTGTTCTCTGTAATTTACGCCCCACAATCCCATAGAACACGGATTTATAGTTCCGTAGTCAATGGAAATATAGTATTCGTCATATCTGTCCGCCACCGTGTCTACAACGTTTTTTGCTTTGTCGAACATAGGATATACAATACCCTCTGCCAATACCCATTTACCGAGAATAAAGCGGTCGTAAAATACCCCCTGATTCTCTTTTTTTATCTCTTCCACATACTGAGGGGATAGTGTAGTGTTATCATCTATCAGGAATTGTACAAGCAGCAGGTCAAGCTCATTCTCGCGGTCGATATATCCGACTTTAAGCCAATGATTCGGGCTGTCGGGGTTTGTGGTTGCGAAAAGCTTTGCATTTTCCTCCGAAAGACGGGATAAAAGCATACTGAAAAAATCCTCGGTGAAGAGTGTCAGCTCGTCACAATATGCACCCTGCAATGTCATACCTCGTATTTTGCTTTCTGCTCTGGCATCGTTCACGCCCTCTAAATATATTTTTCTGCCGAACAGCCAACCTTGCTTTTGCGACAGGGAATACTGAAAGTTTTTTCGCCCGACAAGTGACTCCAATAAGTCAAGACAGTTACGTTTTAGAGATGTCAGCGTTTTTGCAACCATAAGATAGGATTTATCAATAGGGGAGACGGCCACCCAGAACGCCCATAATACAAGGCTTATCCATGTTTTGCCGCTTCTTATGCTTCCATGCAGTATATTCAAGCGTTTTAGCCTGTTTTCTTTAAAAATCCGCATGAGTTCGGCTTGTTTTGCCGTATATATCATGATTCCCTCAATCCTTTCAAAAGCTCTGCGATTATGCCGGTATCATTTTCAGTCTCCGGCTTATCCAGTCCAAGCATACGTGCCATTAACTCCAATGCTTTAATTTTATCCGTTGCCTTTATATTATCCACATCAAGGTCTACAAAGCCGATTGACTTTAGCTGGTCTATAATATCACCGCGTGTAATTTCTGCGCGCTCCTGTCCTTCTTTTTGCCGCTTTTGTATATATTCCTGCAGTTCAGGTTTTCTCAGGTTTTCATCACCTATCGAATAGGCTGTTTTCTCCGAATATCCTGCCCGTATCGCCGCTTGTGTTGCGTTTAAATCAATTAAATATTCATCACAAAATTTTTTCTGTTTGTCGGTCAATCCTCACCACCTCACAAAATGTATTTACTGCATAGTCCCGCCCCGCTATAAATCAAACAGTATTCTATCCCTTTTATCCAAAATTTCAACGAAAAAAGCGCCCATAAAAATGAACGCTTATTCCGATATTGTCAATACAAAACTATAAAGGAAGTATTTTTTTATACTTATCCACAATACTATTTTACCACATATAGTGTCCCGTGTCAAGCATTTTCTTGAAATTTATACAAAATATTGTTTCCAAGTGCCTCTAATGCTTGATATTTTCTGTGTTTGCGCAGTAATTCAGGGGCTATACGTAATCTTATCCCTATGTAGTTCCAATCCCTATATTCCAGATACCGCAATCGCAGCAGTTCCCGATATACGTAACAGTCCACCTGATTGATTGCAGTTTCGACTTCGTGCCGTATGTCAATATATTCATCAATTGCCTGATTTATCATCTCGGCATAGTCCGCATATGCGACCATTTTATCCTCTGTAGCATTTGTTTGGCTTGTCTGTACTCGTTCATTGCCTGTATCAATCGCACCGCCACAAAGCGAATTTAAGGCTATTTGACGTTTGAATTTTAAATCTTCCACGCGATCATCGGCTTTTTTTACCCTCTGCAACCATTCTTCGACTGTCACTGTATCACCCTTTCTTATATTTGGGACACTGCCTTACCATGTAGCTCCCCTCGATTTTTGTTGATTTTTTCGCCCTCCAACCTTTGACAGGCTTTAGTTTACTGCTCCAACGGCAATTTCCGCAGGCGTTTGCACAATCCCAACACAATGTATAATCTACACCCGGTATAGGTTTGCTTTTTGCCTGATTGACTTTTTCTTCATATGCCTTTTCCCGATGTTGTGCACAACAGTATCGCTGAAAATTACGTGTCTTGGCAAATCTCTTACCACAGTACGGGCATGTTTTTACATCGTCCACTTTAATCATCTCCCAACATCACAATACACATCAATCCTGCACCGGTAAAGAATCCGACTATTACGCCCAGTACGGTTAATATTATTTCGGTCATATGTAATCACTCCTCCGTCATTTCTTTTACGGTCCGATTTTCAAACTTTTTATAAGCGTCAAGATACCATTCTTTTTTGTCACCGTTATATGTAAGTTCATAATACATTCCGTCAAATAACGTGCTTGAAAGTAGATATTTCCAATTTTGTAAAGCCTTAGCTTTCCAAACTGTAAACACTGAAAAATCGGGTGTTTCGTCAGATTTATCCAAGTGTTCTAAGATATATTTTTTTACTATTTGAATTGCTTTTTCGTCCATTTTATTTTTCCTCCGTCATTTCTTTTACAAGGTCGGGTATATCCGCAGTACGGATTACACCGTTTCGAGACTTGTCAATAATTAATTTTGCAAATTCCTTTATTGCCTCAGCCCCAATATCCTTTATTAACTTGTCATAATCATTAAGCGTATGTGTAAAAACCAGCGAATCGCCGATAGCAACACAATTACCGTATTCCTCATATGGATTTTTCTGTTTTAATTCCACTTTCAACTTCTCAATCTCTTCCTTTTGGCGCTTGATGAGGTCAAGGGCTTCTTTGCGACACCTATTAACACACCCACCATTCCCTGGTTTATAAACTATATTACCATATGGACATTGGAAGCAATCGTCCCCATCATCAGTTGCGCAACACCCCAAAGCCTTTATAATCTGTTCATCTGTCATTATGTGTATTCCTCCAATTCCGCATTTCACAATACATGAAATTTGCAATGTTTGCCAACACTTCTTTCAAAACCCAAACCCACACTATCGGAAATAAAATAGATAAGAATGCTATTTTTTCAAGTGCGTTACGCCCCAATCTTCGTGTCTTTTTAGAACAATGCCACAGCCAAAAAACCAAAGTTAATACAGCTCCTACTATATAACCTATCAAATAAATCATTCTGTATCACCTCGCTATCCAAGCCTAATATACACACCGTTTCGGACGGTTTTTGTTCCTGTAATGTAAGCCACTTCGCTAATAATAACTCCATCATCATCGCCATAATTGTCTTCGGGATATAGTATCGTTACTTCTTCTTCGTCTGGGAATTTCTCAAGACACTTCTTTAAATCATTTACTGTCATCTTCATCACTCCAATCTAATTTCACACCGCACCATTCACAATAACGGTGATTCGTGTTCGCGTGTATCCATTTTCCGCAGTTTGGGCGATGTATCAACCTTCATCTTCAAACAGCTCCTTTACTTTTTCGTATGTCAATATTCTCTTTGTTAATATTTTTCGCCAAAACTCATAACCTTTCTCTCGATTACCTCCCATGCCATACAACAGTACAGATACACCAATACACAACTCTGCTATAAGTTCAGACCCATATCCTTCAACCTTGTATTTTTCGATTTTTTCATCATCAATCCTTAACTCAATCATCACTTTACCTCCTTGTATCAATCCACTCACCGTTATCGTATCTTATCCCTGTCTCGACATATATCTGCTCTGCCAGTGCGTCCGTACTGACATCATGCTTGCTGACTGCCGTAATCAGCTTACTGTACTCTTGAATAAACCGTGCCAGCCGCTTATTCTTCCAGCCGTATGTTTCCAGCATAACATATACCGGTATAACACTTATTACGTCCAATACTGTCTTTGCGGCATATGCCTTAAGCTTATCATCATCTCTAAGGCGTTTGCGCTCCGCCTTATCCTTTAACTGCTTTTTCGTCATACTTACCTCTCCTTTAGATTCTACCCTTTAAAATATCCTGTTCATATATCCTTTGGACTTTGTTTTGCGCCGTTATCGTATCTTGCCTGCTTAATGTTCCGACCTTGCAGTTATAATACGGATCAAGCAGCATACCTATCGCGTTCCACTCTGCCGGAGTGTATGCTTTTTCCTGTACCGCCTCATCATACGCCGTGCAAAACTCGTCCATATCCTTTATATACATATCTGCGTATTTGCTCGCAATTTTTGTTATTTCGTTAAAATCAATCATGTGTACCTCCTATCGGACACCAAAGATACCACAGGTTACCAATGGTTGGTAACCCTATTTTTGGCTTACCTGTGCGGTTTGTGGGGTGTGGTTACCAAATTACCACTTTTTTGTATTTTTTTCTATAGGAAAATATTTTTTTAAATTTACGTGTTTTCTATATAAAGACCTTAATTTTTTATGGTAACTTTGGTAACTTGGTAACTTCCTCATCATCAAACGGTGTTTTCCCGTGGTACGGGATAAGCTCATCCTCTTTTGGGAGATTGTCCAATCTAAGCCATACGCACCGCCTGCTTAGCTTATTTATTTTCTTTACTTTCGATTTTCGTCCCGGCTCTGCCTCAATCAGATTATTTGCATATAGCCATGATAGTGTAGCTGTCGGATTATAGCCTGCCTCGCTTAAAATTGATTTAAATTTTGACATGATTATGTACGCATACCAACTATCTACCGCGCCCCAAATCTCTGCGTTTTCATTGGTTGTGGGGACAAAGTGGTTATTATTCATCGTCACCACGTCCAACAGATATTCATAGGCACGTTTTGCCTGAGATACGTCCGTTTTTGTTGCGAGATACGGCTTTATATCGTCAACGGTCAAGTTCTTCCCGTCGTTAAAAATGCAGCGTGTGGCGAAATAATCGGCGGTAAGGATAATCGATGCCGCAATTGATTGCTTATCCGTAGATTCGGATTGCTGCAATATTTTAGTGTATTCCTTTTGCTTGTCGCGTATTTCGTCCATTGTCTTATCGTTGCTGATATATTCCACGAATTTCCGACCTGCGTAGCCGTAATTCTTTTTTATCGTTTCCGCAATATATACGGGATCGTCAAATATCTTGTCGGTATATTCAACATCAATTATTCTGTTGACAGCGCCGCCGCCCGAAGCAGTACTTGACAAAGGCATTTCCCCCGATGTAAGTATGCAGTTGCTCCATGTGCCGGTCTTTTGCAGACCGCCTGTTTTTGCGCCTCTTTGTCTGCCTACGCCCTCGGTAAGCTGATATATAGTCTTGTCGAAATCCTTTTTCTCCTGTACGATTTGCAGCTCATCAAGTATCAACGGCAAGCTGTTACAGAATGTTGCCGATAACTCTTGCGCTACACCCGTACTGTTAAAACTATGTATATAGTCGCCCATGCGCGGATTTGCCCATACAGATGCTGCAACCATAAGCGCCACGGTTTTACCTCCCTCGGTATTGCCCCATAAATGGACGAAAAAGGGAAGAGCGCCGCAAGGCTCTACAAGCACGCTTGCAAAGGACGCAGCAAGCATTATCCTTGCCGGTACACTGCTGCCATGCCTTACGATGTCAGCAACTTCAAGCCACTTTTCATATTTTCCGCAAGCCCTGACCGATTCGAAAAAATGCTTAAAGCTTGTTTCGCCGTCAAATACAAGATTATCAACATACGGCGAAAAATCATAATCATCAATCCACCCCAAGCGTCCTACACTGTTAAGCTCAGGAATCTTATCATAGTTCAGCGCCTCGATGTCGGTTAAATATCTCACCAAAAGGCGGCTGTTTTCCGAATTTACGGCGATACCGAAATCTGCAAGCTGTATAATCGATGAATTGCTTGCAAGAACCTTTTTATCAACAATGGTGCTGCGCCACCGTGTTCCTTTCCTGTATGCAATTTTCAGCTTCTCAGTGCCGGAATCTATATTATATAACCTTTGCACCGGCATGATCGGGTGTGTGCAGGCAACGCCCTCGCCTCTGTATCCGTCATTTATGGTGACGCCGTAATCGTCACAGGTCCAATCTCCGCAATCCAGTGCAAATTCCTGCCCGGTAAAGTTTGTTGCGCTCAATCCGTATATATTTCCGTTTTTTGCACTTACATACGCTTTGTAAAGTGACTTGAAATTTTTCACTTTTTCAGCAGATGCCACCTCGTCCATTCGCTCGGTTAATTGCAGCGATTCAAATTTATTGCTTGCGTTTTCCTCCAGCCATTCATACGGTTTTGATGTAAACAAAAAATCCTCTTTTTTAAATGGCGGTATTTGTTTTTCCTCCAATTTTAACTCACCTCCATGCAATCTAATTCGTATTCGATTATAGACTGCTCATTGACAGCCTTAACGTATGCGTCAAATATCTCATCATCAGGGGCGGCAGGCTTTAAGTTCCGTATAATAATATCGTTGCATACCCATTGATTGATAAGCCTGTCATACTCGATTTCTTTACCTTTGCGCTCTTTTTGCTTTGCATTTATTGTTTGATTTAAATCGTTAAAACGTCTTTGAGTTTTGATTTTATCCCTGTATGACGATTTGGTGGTCGCTACGGGCAAATTAAAATCATGTATAATTATCTCTGCCGCTTGTTTAAAATCCGCACCAAACAAATATTTGACAAAATCAATATTGCTGCCGCCGCGTCCGCAGCCGAAACAGTGCCAGCCCTTGTTTTCTTTATAGATTTTCAAAGACGCTGTTTTTTCCGAATGGAACGGACAGGTGATAAAGCCTGCCCGATTTATTGTAAATCCGTATCGTGTACATATATCCTGCATCGATACGCTTTGCCGTATCATTTCCGCCAAACTATTCATTTTTTAAAAGCCTCACAATCTCCGCCCCGGTATGTTGTTTGTCGCAAAAATGCCATTCGACACCGTATTTTATGGCGATTGTACGCATGACCTTGTATAATCTTTTGCCGTCCCATGCATACGGCGTTTTGTCAAGCTGCGGATTGTACCAGTTCTGCACGTCCTCAAGCGTCTGTATACCCTTTCCATGCTCGCACAGAATAATCAGCTTTATACCGAACTTATCGGCACGCTTTAATTCGCCGACAAATCTTTCATGCTGATGACATAGATTTGAGTATATTTCCCTCAAATCCTGTTTTCGGTCAACGATAACACGCGGATTGTCCATATTCATATAATCACCGACAAACAGTTTACTGCTGCAATACTGTATGCCGCACTTATCGAAATGTGCAAGTATCTTTTTTATCGCACGCGCTTTTTCTCTTGTATCAATTTGTATATCCATACTTCATACCCCCGTTAAAATGGCAAATCGCTCTCGATAGGGACGGAAGTCAAATCATCAAAACCGGTTGGATCGCTTTGGGCTTGCTGTTTTGGCTGTCCGTTATTCTTTGAACCCGTAAATGTCACATTGTCTATTACTACCTTTACGGCACTTCGGGTTGTCCCGTTATCGTCCCATTTATCCACCTGCAAATGCCCGTCAATAACGATAAAATCGCCTTTTTTAAAATATTTGAACAAAATATCGGCAGTACCGCGCCATGCAGTACAGTTAAAGAAATCTGCGTCATACTCATCTTTGTTATTTTTGTAGTTGCGCTGTACCGCAATACATACATTGGCAACACTTGTACCGCTGTCAAGCGTTCTCATCTCAACCTCTGTTGCCAACCGTCCGCATAAACATACTTTATTCAGCATAATAGTCTAATTCCTCCATATCTATCGGTGCCGTCAGAACTTTTGTGTGCTTGCAATAATCGCAGTGTTCGCAGCGCTCGGGGAGTATATATCCCTCCTTGATTGCATTGTATCTTACGATATTTGACCGTATAAATTCTTTAGCAGCCTCGATGTTTTCCTGCGGTATCTGTATTATCGCAATATCAGGGACGGTTTCTTTGGTTGCCGCCGCGATGTAAAAGGGTAGGTTGTTACCCTCAATCATCTGATAAAATGCCGCTTGTATGTCATATTCCCAAGCCTCAATAAAGTTTAATCTGCCCTTGCCGGCAACATATACCGGCTCAAAATCTTTCATGATTTTAAGGTCTACAATCTTCTTGCCGGGAAAATAACTGTCCATTTTTATCTTAACGGGTATACCCTCGATTTCGCCCGTTTTTATAACCTGTTTTTCGCCCGACATAAAGTCCATAAATAGACTGTCACGCTCGATTCGTTGGATAATTGTGTCTGCTTTTCGGTATTCACTTTTTAACTCACCGTTTCGGGTGAAAATCTGCGGATTCTTTGCCTTGAAAACGTCCAACGTTCCCTCAAAGTGTGCGTCCACATATGACCCTACCAGTAATGATACAGTTTTCTCCCTCTCAAATTCGCCCATGATTTCTGCCATAGCGGCCGCCTCGCATTTTTCAAACGCTTTAAATTGCGATGCACCCATATACATTTTTTGTGCCTCGGGCGAAAAGTAGTTTTCCTGTGTTAATATCATAGGTAGTGTACCTCCATTTCATTGTCATTGGTTGTCCGTGTTGCAATAAACTGCAGCCCTTTTTCCTTGCATTTTTCATATAATTTCTGTCTGTTCTCATCGGATAATTTTTCGGCACCGTCTATCAGTATAATCTGTAATGCGTTTGGTTTTGAAAGAGCAACGTCAACGCAAAGACTTAATTGCTCACCCTCCGAAAGATTTGATACCGGCAAGCCGTGTATCAATGGTATTCCGTCCTCAACCGTGAATCCCTCGATCGGGATTGTAGCTGTCTTTAAGATTATCCCCGGAAGATTTCTGGCAAGCTCGATTTTTCTCGTCAGCTCGTCTGATTCTCTTGTCAATTCTTCCGTTTCCTCCCGCATTTTTACCATACGCTTATACTCATTCAGGTGCTTTATCATGTTCTCAGCCTCTTTGATTTCCGCCTCTAATTCAGTGCAGTCGGTAAGCTCCATGTCTGCATATTTATCGGCAACTCCCAAATCAGATTCAAGTTTTGATATTTTTTCGTTGTACTCGCTCATGATAACTGCTTTTTTATCTTCCAGCTTTTCGGGCAGACCGTTGAGCGTAACTTCCAGCGCCTGTATGTTCGCCTTAAGCTTTTCAATGTCTGTAAGGATTGTTTCACGCTCTGCCGAAATTGTTTTATCAAGCGCCGTTAATGCGATTTCCTTTTCCGCCTCAATTCCTCTGCGCTTACCGTCACCGCTTTCGCGAAATGTTTTTGCCCTTGATATTGTGTTGTTTTTTGTGCGTATTTCTTCAAGCTCGCGGTATTTTGCTCCTATGTCGTAATGTTCCCACATATCGGCATTGTAATTGTCAGGGATAGATTGAGCAATGTCATGAATAAAAGCGGTTTTGTTTCTTATATCACGGTTTATATCCTGTCTGTGGCGGAAATATTCGCCTTTTTCGGACTGTATGTCATTTAACACTTGCAGGATATTTTGTTCGTAGTTTATGCCCTTAGGAAGTTCGCCGAATTGTTCTACAATCCAGTTCAGATCCCAATCGAATTTTATCAAATCCAAAATTGTGCGGTTCTGATCCTGCTTTGACATCTGTGTAAACTCAACAGGGTTTAATTGCAGAGGTGTAAAGATTTGTTTTAAAAAGCTTTCGGGACTTGCGACTTCTTTACCGCCCTCTTTTACCGACTTGTAATCGGCTTGCTGTGTACGTTTTTTTCTGTTTATGTAGAGTCCCGAGTCGGTTTCAATTATGATTTCACCTTCGTTTTCGCCCTTTTTGATGATATATTCACGGTCGGAGTTGTTTGTCAGTCCGTATTTTATAGCGTCGATAACAGAGGTTTTCCCGGCACCGTTTGTACCTGTCACTTCTATCGATCTTCCGTCAAGCTCTTGTTCGGCAATCCCGAACAGGTTTTTAATCTTAATTTTCGTGGTTTTCATTGTTCATACTCTCCTTTTTTCTTTTTTCTTCTGCGGCACAATCAGAGCATAATTTTTTGCCGTAGTTTCCCATTGTATATCTCGCCAGCTCCTCAACCGACAATCCTCCGTACGGTTGCAAGCTCTTTCCGCAGCATTCGCACTTTATTGCAACCGGTGCGGTTTGTGTCGGTATTTTGGGGGTTATCCTTAATGCATCTGATAATTTTCCAAAGGCTTTTACCTGCTCAAAACCAATCTCGATGCATTTTCCTTTTAATTTTTCACTGTCTTTTGTCTTGTATAGCTTGGCAATTGTTTTTTTGTTTGTAAGATTCAGAATCATGGGTTTGACCTGCTCTTTAAAATGGCAGACCGTCACACGCTCCTCGCGTCCTTGATTAACAACGTCCTCATCACATATATCATCAATCGTAACGACAATCTTTTTATTCGGGCGGTCGTATAAATCCCACGAACCGAGGAAATTTGGATTTTTTCCCATCAGCATAATGTCCATCTTATTTTCCCCCTCTTTTGGTGTCGGAATCTTTAAAACTTAACCGTACACAGTTTACTTCTGTCCTTGGGTATACAAATTTAATCATTTCCGATATTATATATTTTTTATCCATTCTTGTTTTGCCGGCAATATCAAGCACCATAGCCGCCGCCTCTGCGTCAATTCTTACGACCATGCCCTCTCTTGATACTGTATCTTCTGCAATATTAAATATTAATTTATCCATTTTTTAATTCACCTCTTGACTTTCCATGCGCTCTGTGTTATAATCAAGGTAAGTGGAACTCACCTCTTGTCCGTTGTCGTTGCGCATTTTTGACAACGGACTTTTTTTATTCCCATTCCGGCACACATAATTCCTGTCCCGGATATATCGCGTAATCTTCCAGACTGTTCTTATTCGCGATAATCTGTACCGTGTGCCTGTAATCTATATTCTCCGGTGTGATTTTTTGCGCTATATCACACACCGTATCGCCGCAGCTTACAATGTACGTGTCGTACCCTGTCGGCTTGTCCCTTGTCCTCGAGCCTGCAATCAAGAGTGCTATCACTATGACTGCGGCTATTGCTATGTATTTTTTCATTGGTTGTCACCTCTTATTCCGCTATCTTCCTTTCTTACTCTGCTTTTTTAATCGGTATTATGTTCGGGCGTTCTTCCATTTCACCCTCCAGCGAATATTGCCCTTGCGTTTGCGCTGTCATCTCTATCAAACCGCTGTCTGACAAAAACAACGATGAATTTATCGGGAATGTAGGTTGTAAACTGCTCTTTACAACTGTTTGCATAACAATATGCTGCCTTGATTCATCGGGCAAAAGTTCCAGCGTGACCGTTATTTTTCTCTTTGCCCCTGCTTTGGTGTTGACATCGTTTATGTTTTCGACTACCTTTTGCAATTCATAGTTGATTCTCTCTGTTATAGCGCCCTGTGCACTATCAATTATACTTATCTCTTTCATTGGTTTTCCTCCTTAACTCATGCTTGCCACATACCCGGCTAAGCTCCATAATGATACTTTGCCGGCTGATTCTTTGATTTTTTTTGCCTTTAACAGCCGCCAAAACTGCTGATACGATATACCCAACACTTGCGCCGCCTCGGTTTTGCTTATTAACTCCGTAGCGATATTATGTTTTCTTTGCAGTATCTCATAATAATCCCGTTGCCCGTATATTTCCCTCGGCATGATTGCCACCTCCTTTCAAATTACCTGTGACGATTGATAATAATTAGTGCATTAATAATTAAAGACGATACCGCAAACATAAGGGTAAGTGCTTCTAAATACGTCATTTTGTTTCACCTCCAAATTTTTTTAACCCTTACAGGCGGTTGTTTGCGGCGACCGTCTGTTTCATTGTAGAACTGGACTTTAATTTCGCCGTCAATAACCAGTGTTACCGTGCCGCCGGCAAGCGAGCAGAGAGAGGTGAGTGTATATGATACACACTAAATTGCAATTACATTGTATCATATGCACTCCGTTTTGTCAAATATTTTTTGACGGAAAGGAGTATTTTTTTATGAAATTAACAAAACGAAAGGACGGTAGATACTGCACGTCAAGAACAATTAACGGCGAAAGGGTGTTTTTTTACAGTTCCGAACAAACCGAAAAAAAGGCGGAGAAAGACATCGAAAATCAAATGCTTGCGTATACCGAAAAAAAAGAGGAAGGGAAATCTTTTAGGACAATCGCCGAAAATTGGGATAGCGAATACAGAAAACGCATTTCCGATATAAACTACCGCAAAAACACAAAAGCGGCTTATAAGCGCATTTTAGACTATTTTTCACCATACGGCGCTATAGATACAATTACATTGGTCGACATCAATCTGTTTTTAAGCCGTTTAATATCGCAGGGGTTTTACAAAAAAACGATAGCATGCCACAAATCTGTACTTGGTATGATTTTCCAATTTGCTGTTTTGCATGGGTTTTTACATAGCAATCCTATGTCGGATATTCGCTTGCCAAACAATCTTCCACGTTCCGAGCGGCAAATGCCGACAACGGACGATATAAGGGTTATAGATAGCCATTACGAGGGGTTTGATTTACTTCCTTATTTTTTGCTTTATACGGGATTGCGAAAATCCGAAGCGTTGGCATTATCTTATAAAGATATTGATTTTAAACGCAAAATAATAACGGTAAATAAGCACCTTATCCACGATGGCAACAAGCCGATTATCGAGGACCGGACAAAAACTGTAAACAGCCGCCGAACCGTTGTGCTGTTGGATAGGTTGGCGGATAAACTGCCGCATAATAGGATTGGTTTGGTTTTTTGCAATGATGACGGCAGTCCTTTTACAAGCAAACAGTATGATTCCCAATGGTCAAATTATCAAAAAAAATACGGTGTAAATATCACCGCACATCAATTGCGGCACGCATACGCTACAATGCTTTTTGAAGCAGGTGTGGATTTAAAAGATGCGCAAGACCTTATGGGGCACTCGGATATTAACCTTACACGGCAAATATATACGCATATTCGAGATGAGCGCAAATTAGAAACAACAAACAAACTAAATGCATTTAATTTTTGACCTGTTGTCAGAGCGTTGTCAAACGCTTTAAAACAGCTTAACCATGCGGATAAAATCAGGTTCGATTCCCGTCACTAGCTCCAAAGTTTAAGACCGCATAAATGCTTGAAAGTATAGTGTTTATGCGGTTTTTCTTTACTTTTAAACATAACTGTATATAACTAAATATAACTCAATATAACATAAAACTGTTGTCAAACTGTTGTCAAACTGTTGTCAAAATCGGAGCGCATATGATACAAAAAAATGAGGGAGCGTATTTAATTGTACACTCCCTTTTTACTTATTCCGCCCGTCTGATATAGTCGCAGCACTTTCTCGCCAGCCAATAACTATTGGTGTCGTTTTTGAGTTTTTGCAGCCAATAATCCTTTTGCGTGAGGATTCCTCTGTGTTCCAGCTCCCACACAATATCGTTTATGCTCTCAAGCTCGGGTGCGATTCTGCTCGGGATTTTGCCCATGCGCCGTATGTAGTTTACACATCCTTTTGCAAGGTAGTATGCATTTTCGTCCTCGTCCAGCTTTTTAAGCCAAAGCGCTTTATTGGTGAGAATCCCGCGGTATTCAAGTTCCCATACAATATCATTGACCGTTTTCAGATCCCTCGGAACTTCCGTCTTGACATCGTCGGGAATGAATCGTATTACACATATCAAGCCTTTGTTTTTTAGCTTTGCAGTGCTTTTCTGGCTGTATCTCATACGGCAGTAATCGCGCATATTTTTGACAGTACCGCCGATACCCGAGCCATGCCCGAAACACTGACCGTTTCCGATATACATCTCTACATGACCGACCCCTTCGGTACGTGCGTTATTCGTACCGCGAAAATACATCAGATCGCCTTTTTGCATTTTGGATTCGTCTGGTATACCGTTTGTGATTGTGAGGGCTACACGCTTACCGAGCTTTGAATTTATCTGTGCCTCGGTATTCGTGCCGATATTCATATTAAATAATTTCTTGTACCAATACCATGTTGTGCCGGAGCAATCGCCGTAACCTTTTTCAATTAAGGTTCTTTTGTTTACGTCCTGTGAATATTGGTTTTTCTGTTTTCTTGTGAGCGCCGAATTAACCAGCTGATTTCTCTTTTCCTGTGCCGTCATTGTTTGATTCCTCCTTTTTGCCTATGGCTTTCCAGTCAATCAATCCTTCTGCCGCGAGGTAAGCTACAACAGCGGTACAAATAGTAGTTGCACCTTCTGCTGTTTGACCATTTAAAATAAGTAATATGCCACCTGCGACTCCTGCCACAGATACCATAAACTTACGACTCGACAATTTCTTCAGAGCTTTCTTCAATATTTCCATCTTTTTTATCTCCTTTCGCAAATATACGTTTTAAACATAAAAATAACAGTTCACCGCCGAATACCGCATGATTGGCGGCGATTAACCCCTGTGTGTCATACTTGTCCTTATCGGCAATACACATTCCCCAGATCTGCATGAGTATTACCTCGGTTATGCAGATACAGACAATTACCTTGCTGAATAAGCCTTTATTTTTCCGTTTCTTTTTCTTCTTTTTAGGCATCGTCAATCACCCTTTCGGTTGGCATAGCCAATACCTTGTTATACAGTCCTGTCGCAATATCATTTCCATGCAAGAGATGATACGCAGAATACACACGTTCTATATTTTCCTTTTCATATATCGGACAGTACCCTCTGTCAAGGGAACGGTTATATGTATTTACAATGCTGTTTCTAAGCAGAGCTTGTACACCCTCGCAAAGAGCGTCATTCTTTATCTCCTGCTCTTTTTGTCTTTTGGCGAGTATTTTATACCCCCAACCGCAAAAGGCGGCAATAGCCATGAAAAACCACTCTACCCAATGCTCGGTGATATGTGTTAATACTTGTTGGAACATTATTCTTCCTCCTGTACACCCGGGTCAACATCTTCATACTCATGCACGGTATACACTGCCGTTATACAGTCCTCACCGTCAAGATACTTGCAGGTCAGATATTGATTCTCGCCAACCTCTGGCGGATTGTCCGAGAGCGGCTTATATCCTGCCAGCCTGAGTGTTGCCTCGTCGGGGTTTGCGTGTATTGTGTTGTCGTAGATAATAAACCCGTTTTTGTATTTTTTGATTGTGTTCTCATCAATAAATTTGTAAAATTCCATTGTTTATTCCTCCTCATTCGTATAATACGTGATTTCTGCGCTTGCGGGCGCGTTTTCGGTGTTACATTCCAATATGGTCGTGCCTTTATATGTCGGTATCTTCGGCAAGCTTACGCTCGTTTTGGTGTCGTCTGCGTGTATGATTGCCTGTGCGGTGTAGGATATGTAATCTTCTGCCGTCAGCGGTGCAGGTAAACTGATTGTAGTTGTAACCGGTGCATGATACGGCTCATATTCGGTAGCTGCGGCAGCCTCTTCAATTTGGACATTGGATATTATAACATCCTGAGTTACACCGGGATCGGCGTCATTCGTAGCCTTGTAAAAATAAATTTTGCCGGCAATATCCTTTTCGGTAGGTGTATATGCCTGCCCCCAGCGCCACACTTTTGCAGAACCGTTCAGGTAGACGAAATTACCGCTTGACGATGTGGTGTCGGCGGTTATTACATATGTTTTACCCGCCTCCATGTTTGTGACGTCAGCAACCTTACCTTGATTATGTCCTCCGCGCGGTCGGGAGGCAGAAAAGTACATACCGCCATGCTCCGATTTGTAATCGATACATTTTGTAATATCAAACACATTCTTACCGCGTGTCACAATCGGGATATTGTATTTGCCGTCCGACAGGTCACCGACACCGTCCGTATTCCCGTATATCTTATACCCGACTGTGCAGTCATTATCCACACACCCGGGCAGAGTGACGGGGAACGTCCCCGTCTTGGTTGCCTTTATGCCCTTGATTTGGTTTACGATTGCCATAAATGCACGCTTTTTCATCAATAAGTGGTTCATGCGTTCGCCTCCTGATTACTCGTTGCCACCTTGTAGCCGTTAACCAAGCCTACAATATAATTGCCGCCGTTATAGTAGAATACTATATCATAGTGCATGTTGGCAGAGGGCTTGAAAATAGACTTGTTATCGTCCGAGATAAAGCAGTCTGTCCCGATCCATTGGATAATACCTGTCGAGGTATAGCTTACATGAGTAGGTGTTGGACCGCTGTTAAATACCAATCCTTCGATGTAGTCTTTATCGTACTCGCCGTTTGGAAAATCTATAGCCAGTGTTGTAATGGCTTCCGCTATAAGCCTGTACTCTGTATTATTTTCGCCAACAGTAAATGGGAAAGCCTCTGGTGGATGTTCTTCAATTGTTGTTTTTTCTTGCGCATAATCAACTACGGCTTTTACAGTGGGATAGCAAAAGGTTTTAGCATCTTCACCTATATCCATTGTGGAAACTTTAT